CGGAAAATAGCTAAACGCTTGGATAAATCCAAGACGTCTTTTAGACTAAAATAATTAAAGATCAGCGAAAGGCTAATCAATTAATTAATTAGCTAACCCAGCTGCAGGGGCCTGTAAAATTACAGGGCTTTAAGGTAGAGGAAGGGGGTGCACAGAAAACCTATGAACATTCGATCATCGGCGGCAGATTGAAACAACTCGGCAGAGGTTGTATCATCCTCCAAGCCTATGTTCAACATGTACATGTTCTCAGACAAGTAAATGGCGGCGTTCTGAGGATATTCAAAAGATCTCTTAAAACGATTGAAACACCTATCCGGACTGGTGATCTCACCAAAGGCCACCAAAGAAGGCCTAATCGTCACGGAACCCGTAGCCGAAGACACATAACGCTCAGTTTCATCAGAGAGGGCGTCATAATTCTGCCAGACTCGATACGGTACATTAGTAGTTTCGGTAGGGGTACAGATCTTCCACTGAGTACCACCGGAGTACCCAGCGTACATAGCACGTCCCCAGAGGTCAAACGTCCATGAAACATTGCTGACAGAAGCGTCGCCCAACAGGATAAGTTCCTTATTAGCAAAGAAGCCATCTGCCGGCCAAGACATCGGCTTATCTTCATCAGTAACCGCTCTCAATGCAAAGTGGTAAGACGAACGTTTAGCCAACTGTGTAACAGTGGTAAACTCTTCGCCGAACGTTCGCTTAGTGAAACCGGCATCACCTTGCGGGATCACCTCATCACGAAGGGTAAGTGGCGTGGGGATGACAGTATAGGCATCCAACAGTTGTAAGTTCGGAACTCCGAAATCAAAATCCTCACCAGCTCGCACCTTCAACATCACTTTAGGATAAACAGGCGTAGGCGATGGTCCAGTTGGAATCGTAAGCCAAAAGAACAAAATACGCGTCCTATTAATGTCGTGGGTAGTAAAAGGAGCCACAGTATCTAGATGCCCTGGCGCATACATCCACGGCACATTAATGTCGTAAACTGAACTACCGGCCGTTTCGAATACGTAAGTAATATAGTCACCCGACGTTGGAAAGGCTGCAGGCACGGCAGCCAAGGGGGGAACAACAACCACTCCCATACGTACACGAATCAAGGGAGATGAAATGACTTGAATCCTGTAGTCGATAGAACCTCTCCACCATTCAAATGCCAGGGCCTGATACAGTAGAGGGGTCGTGACCAACTGACCTGTCGTTTTCTGAAACTCAGATGAAAGGAAAGAAGGGTCTGCATCAATAAGTTGTTCAGGATTCCAGATCGTTCGCTGCAAGCCCCATTTACGGCGAATTGAGCGCAAGTCATCATCCACAGTGTCAATACTGGGATAAGAGGCTTTATTCATGTCACGACTCTGAGCGGGATCACTGGCCATCGTTTGACCAAAGACCGGCTGACCTGACATCAAAGACATGTTACCTACGGAACGCACCACCCTGATATCTACGGGTTCCACGAGAGGCCTAGAATAACCGAGCGCTTGCGCACCACTAGCCAAAGCTCGAGTGACTGAGCTGATAAAGGCTCCTCCTTGCTCGACTCGCTGAGCAAAGTCAGCCATGAAATGCAAAGAACGCGAAGCATAAGCATCCCCTTGCGGTATGATCTCACCCTGTGGCATAACAACATTCAGAGAGACGTTGTGCATTGACATGAAAACCTCGATAGTAATAACCGGAGGCGTTAAACCAAACGCAGACTCGGCCCTGATAACAGGTTGACCATACATTACCCAATCGATATCGTTCATCGCCAAATACTCTTGATTGGCAAAGTACGGTAAGGAGATTTCCATAGTTTGCGCCATAGACAAATCAAGATCTAAGTGTGGAAGCTGCTCCGAGCTTCCGAGTGCTAAGGGGTCTGAAGCCATAAAGCCAGGGTCGAACGAACTCAATGAATAATTGGTTTGACTTGGAAAAGGCACGAACCACAGCCTATAGAGGCCAAGGACGTTAGGATTACCAGTATAAGAGACAATTATGCGGGTATCTCCTCGACACAACTTCCAGCCGCCCATAACCTTAGCGACTTCAGTAGTGAGCATAAAATTCGTGCGTAAAGCCGACTGCATGCCGGAACCTGAAACTCCAACTGCAACTCGACGTGGACGCTCGAGAAACTTGGCGATGGAGAACTGAGTCTCCGCTGTAAATTGGTTGGCCCCTGATTTGGAGGGGGCCTGACTAACATCTGCAACAGCATTGATGTTAGTGATAGTGGACGTCAGTTCCACATTAGACGTATCATAATTAGTATTAATTTCAGTAGAGGGGTAGACCAGCATGAGCTCCTCCAAGCTACATGCATCGTTTAACGCTCCCGTATAAAACGGGCAATCAACGTGACAAAGCGGTTATTTTCTTCTTAAGCGTAAGTGAAGAAAACCTGATCAATGCCACGGGGGGATCCAGCTACAAGGCCGCCAGATCCATTAGGCCAAAGCCCTCCGCGGAGTCCCACATGCAAAAAGTGCCGTGGACATACTCCAAAGTCAACTGCTCCCAAGAGGGAAGGGGGCGGTTCGAGTAATTAGCCGCAAGGGCTACAAAACGTGGGTAATACTCATCCCACACGCTACGTTCGTGCATCCATAACTCCCGGGTGGCACTAGAGAGGGCGGACCAATTCCTCTCAGTTTCATCTGCCACAGAAACGCCAACACAATAACACAAAGACTTCAAAATAGAATTAAGAGCCAAAGGAGCCATATAGGCTCCTCCACCCTCAATCCCGTCAATGTCACGCCAAACCCAAGACCTCTTGAGATAGCGAATGTCCTTAATGTTTTTAAACTCAATCACCGACTTCTTATCGGCAGCAGTCACAACATAGTTCAACTCTGCCTCACCCTTGCGGATGTCCTCTCCGCAGAAGTCAACGCCTTCGCGAACACAGGTGACATTGTCATCACCCGTGTTGGCGAGGCCCAAATCGCCATCCGGGTCATTCAAACCTTTGAGAAAGTAGGCATAATAAATTGCCATCATGCTCATGATGCAGTTAGCTACCAAGGTGTCAATACGACCTGAGGTGAGACCAGTCCCACAAAGGAAGAAATTACCTTCCATGATTAAAATGTAGGTGGCCATGGCGCACAGAATCCGGAAAACCATCCAAGCATCCTCCTCTGAATAGCCGCATTTGAGTGCTAAACGACGCATGTAACGCGCGTAAGGATTCATCAACACTGAGTGTTTCAAATCATACGTGGTTTGATCAATATCGATGATACGATCAAGGCCAAATTTAGTCAAGTGTTCGTAAAGACGCGTCCACTGCAAGCTCCCAGCATTAAGAGTTCCAACAACTCCGGACTCAACGGGATGTTCAAGTAAATGAATAAGCAGTGGCAATACCCATTGCCTGCCTATCATATTGAGAGGGCTATCCTGAACATAAAAGAAACGGGACTTCCCAGCCTTAACCTGCTCGGCTGTATAAAGCTCATCTTTCAAAGAAGCTTTAGTCACTGAAATGGGAACATGCCCGTCTATGAGAGTAGTGAGAAGTCGTGTATATTCCTTCATGTACTCAGGATGAACATCGTAATGGTCATCAACCTTGACAAACGCATTCTTTTAGTCACACCTAAATTAGCTAATGTAGGTCCAATAGACTTAGTGTTATCCTTTGGCGAAATCAGTCTGTGACGCGGGTCACCACAAATCGCTTGGTGCAATGTCAACGGTGATAACTTGGCTGACGGAATGCGCTCGAGCATGGCTGAAATAGAGCGCTGCACTAATAATTCGTCATGTAGAGAGGAATGCTGCATAGCTGCATGGCGCTTTACCACAGGACTAACCCACTTATCACCAACCAGGATAGCTTTTCCTGCATTGGGAGGCAAGTGCTCCGGACATTCTTCAAGCGTAAAAGCTTCACGCATCGTGGTAGGGCGACCTGTCATTTTAGGCTTGTCCCTAGCCGGGATGTGGCCTAACGGAATGTGGTCCGACTTAGCCCAGCCTTCAGTACGATCCAACCAACCACCATCGCTCCGGGGGTGAGTGCCTGGCGCAGCCTGGGCTATGACATGCGCCAACGCCTCATTGATGTCCGTCTTGTGAATCGGGACCTCAAAACCACGTTTTGCAAACATTGCGGCAACGGCCAAAACCAACTGTTGGGAAATGTTGGTAAAATAAAGAGGTTTGTCTTCATTGGCGCCAATAGCCCAATGAACCCCTACAATCTTACCACCATAGCGGTAAGGCAATCCACAGTCGCCCATGATAGTCTCATACCCCTTAGCCATCCCACAGCTAAAGTGAATAGGGTGACCGTTGATATCTCCAGGACCTTCATAAATACTGGTCTTAGGAATCAACTCAGCATAACAATTGTTGAAAGAACAAGGGAGAGAAGGAATGACATAAAAACCCGCATCAGCCTGAGTAGTGTCGGCATAGAAACAAGTGCTGACAAACTTAATCTGAGTGGAAACACCTTGGTGCTCAATGGTGATCAGCTCACCATCAACCATTGGGGGGGTAGTACCTTGTCTAACACCCACACCCATAGACTGAGTGCCACGAAAAAAATGAGCAGGAACATGCAGCATGTTTTTCAAAACTAAAATAGCATTCATGCGCAGGCCGTCACGCGAAATTTTGACAACTGGTTGAACTGCTGTTGGCTTTAACCAAACCACAGCTGGTGTCCGCTGTTCAGGAACATCGTTAAATTCAACAGGAATACCAGCCACGTAAGGGCCAACATGAGCTTGGGCCAAGGCCTCCTGCAGGTTCTTAAAAACCATACAGAGACCCACTACGGCTCCAGCAAAAGTGGCGCCAAAAAGTAAAGCGGTAGCCTTCCCGGGCAACAACTTCTTAAAGTTCTCGTAAGTGGGCGGTTGGCTCAAAGTACGCTTCAATAAGTCGAAATAACTCATCTGAGTGTCATCATACAAACGCTGAAAATCAGCTTCAAGGTCGACATCAGTCTGATTACCGAAGATCGAAGCAATAACAGCAGGACGGCTAGGGAGTTTGAGCACGAGACATTCATCACGCTCCAAAAAGCGTTCAAAGCGGCCATTCACGAAAGCACCGAATTCTTCATATTCGGGCATCCAATACCAATCCAATTCTTCAGCACCTGCGGTCAGACCGCCAGCGGGGCTACGTTTCCAAACTCTTAAAGTAAGGTCCTCCTGAACTAATCGCGTCCAGCGAGCACCAACATCAAAACGTTTAATCTCTTCCCACCTATTGGTGAGAGGGTTCAGAAATTGCCGCTTAACCGAGTCAACTGCTCCTTGTTTTAAACTATTAAAACTTCTGAAAAACTCCGTCTCAAAAGCAGATGCTTCACCTGGTACATAGGCGATTAAGGGATCCAACTTTTCAGTATTTTCATCAACAAACAAACCGCAATCGTTGTCGAAGGTGGCGTCACTCTGGGCGCTACCCTGGAGCTTAACAGGTACAACTTTCCCGTTGACCATTTGAACGGCATGGACTGGCGCATTAACTTCATTGCGCTTCGTTTCCTGATCAAGCATGAATTGAATCACTTCCGCTAAGGACTCAGTCGATAAAAGCTCTTTATCAATAACAAATTTAACTTCGTTACCAGTTGAGGGGAAGGCAACAGTGCCTACCCGGTACTGAACCAGACCCGGCTCGCCTGGATAATGGCGATGTGCCAACTCAAGCATCGTTTTGTTTTT